ATGTTATTATTGATAGTTCTTCTATTGATGACAACACCTTATATTACAAGTATGGTATTTGTAGACCTGGTTTTGTTGATAGTGTTAAAAGTTATTTAGAGTTTAAGGATATGAACAAATTAGAAGCCTTTATTGAAACAATTTAATCTTATGTATATTATGGGGAGGAATAGTTCTTCCCCTCGTATATACGTATATATAAAACAAATGGCAATGACACTCAAAGAAAAACGAGAGTTGGTCAAGATTATGACCACCGCTCAAAAACTACACGACCAACTACATAAAAGTTCTTATTACAAGAAGGAACCTACCTATACATTAGATGAATGTGGGGACGAATACCCTGATGATATTCTATTGGAACAACTGGCTATCCTTAATGGTCATTTATGTGATGTTTTTAGAAGTTATGTTAAACAAATGGCAATATGAAAATAAAATTATTACCAATGAAAGATAGACCACAAGATTATCTTATATGGACTTGTCCTATTTGTGGTAAAACAAGAGAGAAGAAACATATTAATTATGGACAAGTATATAAAACACCTTGGGATTGTCATATGTCATTACGAGGTGGACCTGGTCCTTTTTGTGAAGGAATGGACACATACAAAATAAACCCAAAATACATATAAATTAATACAAATGGCAATGAAACAACTATATCAAGTAGATAAGGATGGGAAGATTACAATGTTAATCTCTTGGGAGGAATATAGACGGATTATGTTCAATCAATCTGTTGACCCTGATATTCTATACAACCCGTTCATTAACAAGTTTATGAATTTTGATATGACCTTTAACCATAATGGAATTAAAGTTCTTATATCGTCTTGTAATGAACGTGGCAACCATTATATGGTTATTGAAGAAGATGATAAGGAAGTGATATACGAGGTGATGGATGATATGTATGACACCTACTTTAGTCAGATTACATTATGGGTCAGATATGGTATTGTATTGTCTTCTTATTTAAGGGAGAACGGAATGATGACGGATGATGATATGATTACATATTGTTCTTGTTTCTTCTTCCCGCCCGTTGGTGAAAGGAGTCAATGGGACGTCATTGAAATTAGACCTGATTACTACATCCATAAGATGGACGATGAATGGTGTCTATACCATTGGGTCAGTGGTGAGAAAGAAGTATGTATGAACCTATACGAGACTGGTGACGTGAATGACGTGATTAAAACCTTTAAGAAGAAGGTGGATAAGATGACTGGCAAAACCAAAAAGTTAAAAACCAAATGGTTAGACGTCATCTATAACGAAGACGGAACATTTAAATTAAAATAATTAACATCGTGGACAGGACACAATCTGAACAACAAATAGATATGAGAAATATTAATTTACAGGAATTGGTGGCGGAAATGACCTACCAATTTACACCTGAAGAAACAACACAACAAGTATTATTCCCAACAGACATTAACGAGGAAAATACAAGTTTACTTTTACCAATCGTTAAACAATACTATCAGGAACTTATGGAAACCATAAGTAATAGTTTTACTGAAGAAGAAGAAAGTGAATGGGATATTGATGACAGATATTCTGAAGCAGGAAACATATTGGTTAAAAATAACTATAACCCTAATTACATTATCTTAACAATTAAATAACAAAAATGAAAAAACCATTACAAAAATCCATTACACAATGGTACGTTCAAGAACACAATAGTTTATCACAACTGAACCCTATACGACCTTTTGAAGCGTTCGTGGTACAAGTTTACATTGATGAACTTATGTTTAAAGGAACCAACACCCCGTCAGTCGTTAAACAATTAGAAAAGTTCCGTGACTTTATTGAAGACAATTATCTTTACATCCAAAACGTAATAGTAAATGTCACTAAAGGAATGGAGACCTCACCTTTTGAAAACGATTACTTATCCAAGACAAAATTTGAAAAGGTATTGTCCGTTTATAACTCCTATTCCGAATTGGAAAAGATGGTACCTGGTAGAGGTGATGAAGCAATAAAAACATTTTATGACAAAATTAACAACCTGTAATATGAAAAAGACATTAAAAGATAGTGAAAAACTAATTAAGTTCTATGAGGCATCACGTGTGTTCTATAACGACCACGTAAATCAATTATCAGACGATTATGAGGTGGAGATGGTCAGACGACCAAAAGAACATCAGATGGATTTTGAAGAGTATTGTCTGGTCGTATTACATCTTATGTTTAAGGAGAACCCCCACAAACGAGTGGAAGACCCCTTATTTCAGAAGGAAAGTAATGACCTGATAACTTACTACCAACAGAACCATAAACGTCTTAAATCGTCTTGGGATAAGAGTATTGACGATAACCTATTTGAATGGGTATTAACATCCTACGACAGATTTAAGGCGGATAGTATTACATTTTCTATATCAACATTAAACAACTAATATGAAAACAGAAATTAAAAGGTCAGATTTTCCTGACACCCCCGATGGTCAACACTCATATGAAATGAAAGTGTATACCGAAGAACAAGCAACAAAACATAATGACTCAATGTTGTTAGAACAATTAGATAATATTCTAAACTCATTGGACCTTAAAAAAGATAAAAAATAATATATGAACCAAGAAATTAAAATCCCAACAAAAGATGAACTAATCGTTCGTCAATCACAACTACAACGCTCTATTGAAATATTTCAACTGACAGGTAGAAAACCCTCTATACAAGAGATATGTCGTTTATCACAAGTACTAACCGAGTTTATCTTTACTTGGGATTACAAATCAGAAGCACTAAAGAATTTTGATAAGTTAATCCTTAAAAATGAATTGGTGGATAAACTAACCCCTAAAACCAAGTAATATGAAAATACTACATCAGGATATATACGAAGATGATGAGGACCGAGAGGGTCACATCACTATTGAAATGGATGGTTACATTTATAGAATTGGTCAAATGGATAGTGATTGTTTCTACGTGGAACGTCAATCCGTTGATGACGACCATAACGGAAGAGATGGTTACGAATACCCTCAATGGAGTCCTGCTAAAGACAGACACATTAACTTTAAATTCTTAAAGAAATAATATGAAAAAAAGATTGGGGTTCAATTTTTACCGCAGCTATTACGACGTTATCGTTGAACTACCTGATGACCAAAAGTTAAAATTACTTATGGCTATACTTGATAAACAATTTTTAGACATTGAACCTGAACTTGATGGTGTCGTTAAATTACTTTACAAGAGTATGAAACACTCTATAGACAGACAAGTTGATGGGTTTAAAGCCCAATCAAAAAGGACACCTTCCCAAGGACCTACCCAAGGTCCTTCGGTAGGACCTTCCCAACAAGTATAAGTATAAGGGGAAGTATAAGAGAAAGGGTAAGAGAAAGTACCAGTATAAGTGCAAGTATAGAAAAAAATTAATTTATGAACCAAGAAGAATTAGATAAATGGATGGAAGGATGTATTAATCATTATAAAAAAAATACAAATAAAGTTATGGTAACTATTGAAGAAAGAATAGAAAGATTGGAACAAGCTCATAGTAGATTGTATAACCAACAAAAAACGATGCTGGACGATTTAACTAAAGTTCAGAACAAATTACTTGAAGAGATTAAAAACATTAACTCTCAACTGACCGAAGGGAAAGAACTGGATTTACTACCTTTACCTGATAAACTAATTGAAGGTAAAAAGTATAGTGCAGAAATTACTGAAATAATAAAAAGAGAAGATGTTATATGGCGCAAGATGAATTATACTAATTGGGAAGTTAAACTGAAAGGAAAAGATTATATCTATCTTGCTTTCATTAAATCAGAAATAACGCTTGATGCTGGTGCTCTTGTCCATTTTGAATACAATCATTACTTGAAATTAAAACATTTAAAACTAAAATGATTAAATTAACTTGGAGAGATAAAGAACTATCTTATAGGGAATTTCAACAACTGAATAGGGATTGTAAGGAACAATACCTCTCATTCTTACAGAACCTACCCAAAAATCAATTATCTTACAACGACCAACACATATTACTACTTTATGGTAGAGTGTCACCAGACGTCCCTAATAAGTTTTTAGAACTATAAAATTAAATTAAACAAATATGAAATTAGAAGAATTATTAAGACAATATGATTTATTGTCACCTGAACCTAAATTACTTGAAATGAATGACAATGGTGATTTTGATTTGGATATGAGGCAAACAAATATACAAGTAGATGAGAAGACCATATGGCACAAAAAAGAAAAATCATCCATTAAATCCTTAAACAGATTGTTTTCTTGTTTACTGGAACTTAAATCAATGGATAAAACTTTATTTACTTTCTTCATTGAATATCAAATAGAAGTGAATGGTCAAATAAACGATAGTGGAATTTTAACCACTAAATCTGATTTGTATAGAATTACAATAGATGAATTAGTATTTGAAGTACCCACTCAATTTTTGAAATGGATTTATTGTAAGCACGAAAGTTTAGATATTAATAAAGGAAAAGTTTTACCAACTACTTCAAACAATTATATTGGTTATGGTATATATATTCCTGTTAGTAGATTACTTGAGTTATATCACTTATATAAAATTAGTGATGAATATAGAAGAATAATACATTTAAGATTGAAAAAGTAATATTGGTTATTTATATTTAGTTATTATCATACCTGATAATGACTCCCAGACCCAGTGTCCTAATTAAAAATAAGGTGCTGGGTCTTTTCGTTAAAACCAAACTATTTATAATAATGAAGATATGTTCCAAGTGTAAAGTTGAACAAGATGAAAAACAATATTACACATACTATCACTCTTCACATAAAAAGTTTTATACAAGATTGGTTTGTTTTGATTGTACAAGAAAACAAGCAAGAGATTATAAAACCAAATTAAAAGAACAAAAACAATTATTGAACCAACTACCCCAAGAAGAAAAGATAATTGAACCAGTGGTAAGAGAATTACAACCAGGGTATAAAGAATGTTCTGATTGTTATCAAGTTAAACCATTTGATGATTTTTATTTGAACGCTTATAAAAATCCAATGAGAAGATGTAAAATTTGTTATAATACTAATTACAAAAAAAATTCTGATGAATATAATAGAGAAAGAGGAGGAAGTGAGAGAGTTATGTTAAAACCAAATACCTACACTGATATATGGCAAAAGGAACACGTCTTTAGTATAATGAAAGCGTTTGGTTGGATATTTGATGAACCAACAGGAATTTGGAATAAACCAGGTTTTAAAGAAAATGGTGTATTTATTCATATACCACTAACGGAAAAACAAAAAAGAAGGTCACCCGCACCAGGTGGAGGAAGAAAAATTAAGAAAGGAGTTTGGAATAACGTAGATAAGATTGTTAAATTGATAGAAGAAGGACATACTCATAAGGATGTGGCTCAAACATATTGTTGTTCAAGCACACTGATAAGGACAGTTGTAAGTAAATATAGAAATGAAAAAAGAACAAGTTGAATTAGGTTGGATAGATATACCAATAGCTTACCCAACATTTACAGATAAGAATAAAATTAAAATATGTGATAACATAATTGACACATTATTACTTTATATTGATAGAGAACTTGACCCAACCATAAACAGGATTACCTTTTTAGAAGAAGTATTAGATAGTACATTAGAAACCAATGTTGATTTAGAACTTTATGAGGTTGCTCAAGTAATTCACGATTGTAAGAAAAGATTGAATGACGCCTGAAATAAATGATTATATAATTAAAAATTATAAAGAACTACAGAAAATTTGTAATAAGATTACAAATAATTCAAGTTGGTCTGGTGATTTACTAAATGATGTTTTAATTCAGTTGTACGATAAGCAAGAGATAAACCTAAAAAAACTTGATGATAACAATATAAAATATTATATTGTTAAATGTCTAACTATAAATTGGTATAGTAAAACAAGTCCATTTTATAGGAAGGTAAGAAGAGAGAGTACATTATACAACGAATTATATGAAGTAATGGACTTAACAACAGACGATAATATTTTTGATAGTCACAGGATGTTAGATATTATGGAAATGGAATGGACGGAGGTTAATTGGTTTAACAAGATTATTTTTGAAAAATATTTAATTTTTGGTTCATTAAAGAAAGTGGCAATAGACACAACAATACCATTAAGTTCGGTGGCTCGTTATGTAAATGAAACTAAAACAACAATAAAAAATAATACATTTAAAAGATTTAACAATGAGTAGTACGTTAACAAGAAGATATAAAAGACAAAAAGAAAGGGACTTTAGAAAAGGAAAGATAGAAGAACATTTAACAATTCCAACTAAAGAAGATGTTGAAGAATATATCTTAAATAAAAAAAAAGAGAACGAACAAATATTTAAAAAAATAGAAGGAGATGATTTTGATAATTTAGATGAATTTTTTATAAACCCAGTAACACCTAAAATATATGAACCAAGTAAATAGAAAAGGATGTGGTTGTGGCAAACCTAAACCAACACCTTTACCACCGATTAAAACAAATTAGATATATGAGATTAGAATTAGGAGATTGTTTAGAGGTATTAAAAACTATACCTGATAATAGTGTAGACAGTATTGTCACGGATCCGCCGTACGGAATATCCTTTATGTCAAAAAAATGGGACTATGATGTTCCATCTGTTGAAATTTGGATTGAATGTTTAAGGGTCCTAAAACCTGGTGGTCATTTATTATCCTTCGCAGGGTCAAGAACATATCATCGTATGGCGGTAAGAATTGAGGACGCAGGGTTTGAAATAAGAGACCAGATTATGTGGATATATGGTAGTGGGTTTCCTAAATCACATAACATTGGTAAAGCAGTGGATAAACTACAAGGTAATGAAAGAGAAGTGTTAGGAACAAAAGCGGAGTTTAGTTTAGATGGAGCAAAAAGAAACCCAAATAATCATAGAGAAATAGGTGAAGCAGGAAAAGAAATACAACACGAATATGGTTATAAACAAGGATGGGACACACCAGTAACAAAAGGACAATCAGAATGGGAAGGATGGGGAACGGCGTTAAAACCAGCACACGAACCAATCGTATTAGCAAGGAAACCATTAAGTGAAAAGAGTGTGGCGTTAAATGTATTAAAGTGGGGAACGGGTGGATTAAATATAGATGTGAGTAGAGTTGAATTTGAAGACACACCCAACGCAGCAACCAATCCATTATATAGACAACAGAATGATTATAAGATGCCTGAAAAAGGACAAGAGAGTAATGGTTCAGTTTCATTTACAAGTAGTAAAAATGATATAAGTACATTAGGTAGGTTTCCAGCAAATATTATATTTGATGAGGAAGCTGGTTTAATATTAGATGAACAATCAGGTATAACAAAAACAACACCTAATAATAATTATAAACATTCAAATACAGAAACCGATAGTAATACATTTACAAGTAGAGGAACATATACACCAAGAGAAGATAAAGGTGGAGCGAGCAGGTTTTTTTATTGTCCCAAAACAAGTAAGAAAGATAGAGATGAAGGGTTGGATGAATTTGAAGAAAAGGCACAACGACAATCTTCAGGGGGTTCAAGAGATTTTAACGCAAGATGTGCAAACTGTGGTAAGAAGTTTATAGGTTCACCTGAAACAATATGTAAATGTGATAATCCTATTACAGATAATACTGTGTTTAAAAAGAAGAACAATCATCCAACAGTTAAACCAACCGCACTAATGGAATATTTAATTAAGTTGGTGACTCCTGTAAAAGGATTAGTTTTGGATTGTTTTTTAGGAAGTGGGTCTACGGGTAAAGGAGCTATCAGGAATGGATTTGATTTTATTGGAATTGAGAGGGAAGAAGAATATATGAGGATAGCGGAAGCAAGAATAAAGAATGAATTAATTAAAATAGAAACTAATTAATATGGAACAAGGATTAAAAGATAAACTTAAAAGTTTAATGGTTGATATACCTGTAAAGAAAAAAAGATGTACAAGTTGTAAAAAGAAAAAAGAACCAGTTAAATTACCTGAATTAATTGAAGAAGAAATATTTATACCAACTCCACAGGAAATTCTTTTAGCTTACATTGAATTAGGTAATAGAGTTTTAGATAAAAGAGAGTATATTAATAAAATATATAATTTTTTATTCAACGAGGACTTTAATTTTAATTGTCCAAGTTGTGTAAATGGTCAGTCAAGAAGATTAAAGAATTATATAATAGAAGTATTAAAAATAGAATTATAATGAGTAAAACTATACCTAAAAAAGATGTAATCGTAGCAAGAGAAATTAAGGCGGACGACCCTGAATTTGATATTATTGATAGTAAAAGAGAAGGAGTTGGACCATCTTATTCGGGAGAACAATATGAAAGTAGGTTCCCTCGTCTATATGAGATGATGTTATATGAGAAGTTGGGTTATATGGAAATGAGAGATTTGGGGGCAAAAGAATTTGGTATTAGTCCAAGACAAATGGAATATCAAATGAAGGAAGCAAAAATGAGATTGAAGTTAAGATATGAAGATAAGTCAGAAGAAATTATAGAACAACAACTTGCTCGTATGTTTGACTTATTACACAGATGTAGAACTGACGGAAACAAAAAGGTTGAAAGAGAATTACTTTCAGACCTGAATAAGATATATGGTTTAGAGAATAGGAAACTTGATATTACAAGTAACGGTGAACCTATATCAATTAATATTAATATTGACTAATGGATGTAAATCTAACTAAAAAACAAGGACAATGTTGGAAGGTATTGATGGATGAACATACCAATGAAATACTATATGGTGGTTCAGCAGGGTCTGGAAAAAGTTGGTTAGGTTGTGTATGGATTGTAACGTTGTGTTTAAAATATCCTGGTATTAGATGTTTGATTGGTAGAACAGTTTTATCCCAATTAAAAAATACCACATTGAATACGTTGTTTGAAACATTAAAAGGAATGGGATTAACTAATTATCACTTCAAATTTAATGGACAAACTAATATTGTTAAGTTTCAAAATGGTTCAGAAATATTATTAAAGGACTTACAGTTCCAACCATCTGACCCCAATTTTGATAGTTTGGGTGGTCTTGAACTTACAGCTGTGTTTGTTGATGAAGCAGCACAAATCAGTCAACTTGCTTATAACATTCTTAAATCACGTATTCGTTATAAAATATTAAAGTATAAACTCCCACCAAAAATATTCTTAACTTGTAACCCAGGTCAGGTGTGGTTGAAGAAAGAGTTTTATATCCCTTACAAACAAGGTCTATTACCTCTTAATAGAATGTTTATACCCGCTCTACCATTGGATAATCCTCATCTACCTCAATCTTATATTGAGATGTTAAAGACATTACCTGACGCACAACGTCGTAGATTGTTGGAAGGAGATTGGGATTATATGGATGAAGATGATAGTTTATTTACGTTTGATAAAGTAAGTAATTCAGTTTTATATCTTTCACCTAACCCTAACAATAAAAAGTATATGTCAGTTGACGTTGCTCGTTTTGGTATGGATAGGTCTGTGGTGATGATTTGGGTGGGTATGGTTCTCGTAGAACACTTCGTCTATACCAAACTATCAACTGTGGAATTAACCGAGGAAATTAAAGGTTTAATTGACAAGCACAATATACCAATGAATAACGTAGTGGTGGATAGTGACGGCGTTGGTGGTGGTGTAGCTGACAATCTTAAAGGGTGTGTAAATTTTGTAAACAATAGTAGTCCATTACATAACCAAAACTTTAGTAATTTGAAAAGTCAGTGTTACGTTAAATTATCCGAGATGTTTAAAGAGAATAAGATTAGTTTAAATATTTTAGACCCGTCGGTTATTGATGAGATTACACAGGAATTACTGGCGATTAAACTAAAGAATATAGATAAGGATGGTAAAGTTTCAGTACAATCTAAAGATGAAATGAAAAAGTTATTAGGTAAATCACCTGACTTATCTGATGCTTTAATGATGAGATTGTATTTTGAATTAAGGAATTTAAAATCAACAGGAAAATACGCTATTGGATTTTTGAATAAAATTGATTATTATTAATAATGATGTGGACAATTTTAAAAGAAGATAAACCTTATATAGTTCCTTCAACAGGAAAAAAACAAAAAAAAGTTATTGCGCAATGTGAATGTGGTGTAATAAAATCAGTAATGTTTACATTTATAAAAAATGGACGTAGTAAATCTTGTGGATGCGATCAAAGAAATAAATTTAAAACAATTAGTATTAAACATAATTTACGTTATAGTAGTGAATATAGTATATGGTGTAATATGAAAACAAGATGTACTAATCCAAAATTTAAACAATGGAAAGATTATGGTGGAAGGGGAATAACAATTTGTCCTGAATGGTTAAATTCATTTGAACAATTTTTTAAAGATATGGGTAAAAGACCAGATGGTAAGACATTAGATAGAATAGATAATAATAAAGGTTATGAACGTACTAATTGTAAATGGTCAACTCGTTCAGAACAAAATAAAAATCAGAGAAGATATGGAATTAAAAATTGATGAAGAAGGGTATGACGTACCCAGTTTTATGTCAGTCGGTGACTACGTAAAGATATTCAAAACAAAAGATTTATTTACAGAACAGTATTACGCAGCAAAACTGATAAACCTTATAACGGATGCTCCATTAGAAAACCTATTGAAAGCTGATTATGAGGAGATAAATTATGTTGCTGCTTACATTTTATCTTTAATCCCAATGGATAAGAAACCGAAATTTGTAGATAGGTTTGAATTGGATGGAGTCCATTATGGGTTCTTCCCAAATTGGAGAGATTTATCGTTTGCTGAATTTGTGGATATGGACACCATATCTACCAAACCAGTTAATGAATTATTAGATTTATTACACGTCCTCGCAGCAATTATGTACCGACCGATTGAGCACGAAATAACCGAACATAACTTTATTATTGAAGAATATGATTTGGAGAAGATGAAAAAACGAGCAGAATTGTTTAAGAAGAAGCTTGATGTGAGGTATGTGCTTGGAGCACAAACTTTTTTTACCAACTTCGCAAAGAGATATTCTCTTTATTCCCAGGCATCTTTGATCCAGACGATGTCAAGATGGCAGAAAATAAAGATTATGTGGAAGCTCAAGAAGCAGATATGGAGAACAGCTTTCAAAAGGTCTACGGGTGGTTCCTTGTCGTCAATAGAATTGCTGGAAACGATTATACAAAACACGACCAAATCTACAAAAAAAACATAAACGAGGTTTTAAATCAATTATCATTCCTTATAGATTTTGATAAAGAACAGATAAGATTACAGAAAAAGGCGATGAATGGTTAAAGTTCAGCGTATGTTTCTATAATTTATATATTTATTATTAAGGATATGATGAACTATAAACAACTTTTAACGTATTGGAGTAGTATTGCTTACCATCACGAACAGATTAATTCTTTTGGATTTGGAGATATTACCCAATGTACCAATGATTTAACAACCAAACAGGAACCAAAATATACTCGTATGTATATAGTTCCTGAAAATGTGGAGTTAAACCAAAATCATATACATTATAATTTTAATGTGATTATAATGGATAAAATTGAAGATGATTTAAGTAATCAGGCTGAAGTTATGTCTGACACCCTTTCTATTGTAATGGATGTTTGGACGGTATTTTGGCAATCATATACTTACGAACAAGGAGATTTTTCAAAAATTATAGTGGGAGATTGGGAACCACATACAACTCCTTTTCTTGAAAGATTTGAAACATTATTAGGTGGATGGACATTGAATATTAAAATGTCAGCACCATTTGATTATTCAAGTTGTGGTCTTCCTTTAGACCCAAATTATTCATTTCCTCAAGACCAATCATATAGTTCATATAGACAAATTTTAAGTGATTGGGAAAGTTTTGCTGACGCTCACGAACAAATTAGAAGTTACGGATTTGGTGATGAACACCAATTAACAAATGATATTGACACAAAAGTTGAACCATTATATCCAAGAATTTATTTTGTTCCTGAAAAAGCAAGATTAAATCCTAATCATATGCACATAACTTGGCACGTAATTATATGTGATAAGGTTGAAGATGACTTATCTAACCAACAAGATGTGTTAAGTGATTGTTTGGAGATTGCTAAAGATTTTTATGCTAAAGCGTATTTATCTGATTACGATGTTGAGTGGGACGCAAACTTAAATCCGTGGTTAGAAGAAACAGAAACTATACTTGCTGGATGGACTCTAACAATATCCGTTCAACAAAAGTTTGATTATAATAGATGTGTATTACCAATAACAACATTTTCAACTGGTATGACTTGGGAAGAATTAGATAGATTATGGAAGAAAGTTAAACAAGAATGGGATAGTGTTAAAAAAACAAATTAAAAAATATTAAAAATGGGTCAATTAAATAATTTATATGTTAGTAGTTCCTTTCAAGGATTATTAAAATTAACAGACAGCACACAAGGATTAACTAACACCTTACAAACAATACAAGCTGGTGATGGAAGTAATAGTCCATTACAAATGAGTTTAAGTAATGTTAATATATCAGGTTCATTAACAGTTAATGGACAACCTATTGAATTTAGTAATACAGGTTCGTTTGCTACAACTGGTTCAAACCAATTCAATGGTAATCAATCTATTAGTGGTTCAATAACTACAGACGGAAACCTTACATTCAATAATAATACTTTTATATCTACTACAAACACATCAGGTGCTTTATATCTATCATCACTTAATGGTGGGTTCATAGGATTAAACACAGATGGTGGTGAGGGTGATGTTATTGTTGGTTATAACGGTTGGAATGGTAATTTAAATGTAAGAGGTAATACAATACAAACAGGTTCAATAGATATAACAGGAGATTATTTTGTTAATGGTGTAGCTTTTAGTGGTGGAACAAATGGTACATCAGGTACGTCAGGTTCTAATGGAACCGATGGTTCTTCAGGTACAAGTGGGGATAGTTTATTTGCACAGACAGGTTCGGTATGGAACACAACAAATGATTTAGGTATATCAGGTTCATTATATGTTTCATCATCAGTTCAAAAAGATGTTATTATTGATGGACAATTATGGGTGTCAAGTTCAATAAACACAGCATCAGGAACAACAACACAAGCACAAATTAATGTGGTTGGTTGGGGTCCATCAGGTGGTAATTCAAGAAGTGGTTCAGTTCAAATTACACCACAGAAAATTACATTATCAAGAGACACAAACGCTTCAGGTTTTGGTACAACAACTATTGACCCTTTTTATGGTATTACACAAGTAACGAATGGTATTGGAACTGGTGGAAATTATTTACAAGGTAGTGGTTCAGTAACAAATACAATGGGAGTGCAGGACTCAACTTTTTCTTATTATAATTATCAACAATTCCAAGTTAATAGTACTGGTTCATTATGGAGTGATTATGATTATGATGTGGATGATTATTCAGCGTGGATGAAAATGGACGCTAATTTTGGTAATAACAATCCATCACCACAAATGTTGAGAGGGTTAAAAGTAACAGGATCATTAACAGAAGTTGGTAATGTGTATATGTTAAGTCCCGCTTTTAATAGTGGTTCAGTTAAATTAAACATAACAGGTTCAGATAATTTGGTTTCACAATCAAACTTCATATTCGGTAGTGTAGCAGGACCAACAAACGCAGTTAATACTAGTTCAATAATTTT